AACGCTTCTTGTCTGATAGCGTAATTTTTGAGCGCTGTCCCAGTTAGCAAATTTCAATTGAAAATACTGAAGAGATGGTGCGGATGGATTAGCATAGCTATTTGGATATCTTTCGCCGTTCGGCATATTTAAGATAGCATCCAGAGAAATTAAAGTGTCTATGTAGCTAAAGTTTTCATTATTCGCCCCAGTCTCTTCTGCACCAGATCCTGTCGTGTTAAAGACTATAGATTTTTGATAGATTGGTTTTTTGTTGACCCACTTATGACCAGTGTTAATTTCTTCGGAGCTGTAGTTGTACGCAGGAATAGTCGTAAAGTCTATCTTGTCGGCTGTAATAGACTTATCAGGAATTACTTGAGGCTTAAGTTCAGGTATAGCAGATTCTTTTAGTGTGCCGTCTGGATTATGAGATTTTAATAGCCACTCGACTAAGTCGTTTGCCCATGCAGAAGTAGCCGTTGGTACAACTGCAGCCCCAATCGGATATAGCCTATCCAGACCACCTGTCAGAGTAAGTCCAGCAATACTCCCGTTTGAAGCAGGCACACCTTTCCATGAAGTTGCCGACCCTGGCACTATATCATTATTAGAATCAGTTTCGAATATGACAAAATCCTGCTCCTCACCAATTAGCCAACCGTCGACTGTACTTATGGCTAGGTTTTGGGCTCCTCTTTCTTTTTGAGAGGTAAGTTTTGCGGATGCTGGTAATTCGCCTTTTGCTGAAGCTTTTCTAAGCATCTTTTTTCTCCTTATATTTTTCCTTTAACATCTCGATCACCGCGCCGATGACTGGCATCAAACGGCTAATAGCCGCGGCAATAACTGCAATAACTGCTGAGAATACCGTGTGTCCTGTTAGACTGTCCAAACTTGCGATGAACTTGCCGAACTCAGGGCTACTGTATAGCACTGTGAATGCTCCCATAGCTCCCAGTAGTCCTTGAAAAAAGGTTCGCACTGCTCGACCGTTTTTGGTTTCTGAACTGAATAATAATTTAATCTTTTCCATATTTTTCCTCCTTATTTCTTAAAGTTTTTGAACATATTAGTTAAAAATTCGACGATTGTATTGACGATTACTTCCAACATAGACAAACGCTTCTCTAAGTCGTCATTCGGACTTGGAATTGGCTTGTCGCTCAGATAGATAGTCTGGATTGCTAATTTGCCACCATCAAGTACCATCAGGTCATTGTCTACAAGGTGAGTACTGTGTGTTATACGTACCTTGGCGTTGATAGGCAGTACTTCCTGCGTCACGCCGTCTTCTAATCGCAATACAGGCGTTTCTGAACGTGTCCACATATCCACATCAGCGATATCCTTGAGGTTTTTCAGCCACTCTGGTTTCTCACGCTCTGGCTTGACTGCTGGTGTGCCTAAGTCTGTTGCTAAAATACCAAACGGCAAGCCCTTTGACTTAGCAAAGCTTGAGATGTAGTACTTCGTGCCGCCAACGGTTGTGTATTGCATCACGTCAATTTGCGTACCTTTCGGAATGATACTGTCATTTACAGGCTTACCAGTAGTGAAATTAAGTACTCTTGTGCCTGCTGCTGGCAATACTGACAGTTTTACGACTTCATCGTGCCTGTTCTTAATCCATTCAGGCTCTGTCGCTTCAGCCTCACGTCGTTTACGCTCTTGTAAAGTTTTGTACTCAGCACTACCAAGAATATCTGCCTTAATCTGGTCAACTGTCCATCCACTAGCTGCCTGATTTTTATAGTGGTCCATTCCACCAGCGTCTGGCTCACGCTCTAAAATGCTCAAAAACAGTGTACGGATTTGTTGCTCACTTACTGTAGGCACGCCCTGATGGTATCTGTCAGCAACAGCACGGATACGTCCTTTATCAATTGGTGAACAGCTAGTATTGAACCACTCCTTATGCACGTAAATAGGTAGACGTTTGCCGTAAGCCTTCTCCATATCGTAGTGGAACTCACCCATTACTTCATAATCACCATCTTCTAGTCGTGGATTGCACTCATATCCAACAGTGGTTGCGTTGCCTCTAGCATTTCCTGCGTGCCACGCTGCATTGTTTGCGTCGATAATCCAGGCAATACGTCCTGCCTCACCTACTACGTGTGCTGATGAGTTTCCGTTTGGTCGACATAGCCAATTGACGATACCGTCAAACTGAGGTTGTTGTGCTGGGTCTCCCCACCAGTGGTATGTCACACCATCGATTGTGCGTGGCATTCCATAAACATACGGCACTTGTGACTCAGGCGTGTAGTTTGGTGAGTTGTATTGTGTTAATTCTTGATATGGCATTATTTCCTCCTCACTTGAGTTTGTTGAACTTCTTCTTTTAATTCTGTAACTGCTTTATTTTGCTGAATTAAGTTATTAGTTGCGTAAATAGCCAATCCTACAAGTGCTATAGCGAATAATTTCGCTAAATTGCTTGTTACCAGTTTCCAAAAGCTAATCACGCCTTCAATTTCAGTACGTTTTACGTATTTTTCTTCTGATTCCTTTTCGTGTTCGGCAATGTATGTTTTTAATTGAGCTTGAGTAACATTAGCACGAGCAATATTTTCAATTCGCTCTAGAGTAATAGTATGTTTGTCTACACCCTCTTTGATATGCCTGACGTCTGCTTCTAACGCTCCAAACTCTTTTGCCGATACTTCTGGCTCCATATTTCCCTCCTTTTTGTTTTTATTCATCTTCGTCCTCCTCAAAAATAACTCCTATCGGTATGTGCTGAATTATTACGTCAGACAGCTCAAAATCCGCCCCTGCTTCATTTGCCGCGACTGAGTACTGAATCCAGTTCACGTCTTCGTCAATATCCTTAGTGATTGATAGCCTTACCTCACCGCTTGATGATTTATATTTTTTAGGTACAAATCCCCAGCCTAGAGGGCTGTTCCAGCCTGAGGGGGTGTTCCATCCAATTGGGACGGTCTTTGGGGTAAAGTTTTTGCTGAAGTTTAAGAACGGTTGAAGTGGTTCGTCTTCGGTTTTTCCAGACACTGAGAAGTTAATGGTTCCTGTAGGTTTAAGCAAAATAAACGTAATATCCACTAGGCTTGTCCACATTGCACCGTCTTCAGAAAACTTCACGACCCCTGAGCCTATATCAGTGATAAACGGTTTCCCACTGTCAGTCATTTTTACTTCATCAGTTAGCTCGATAAGTTTATTCCCAATAGCCAAAAGTACTCTAGTCTTTCCGTCGCTACTTCCGTAAACTTTTAAGTCGTTAATGTCGCCTATCACCCAAGGCATACACCAAACACCACCACGCTTCATATCAAGCACCCATAGTTGATTTAGTTTTTCGCTACCAACTGGCACTGCGAAATAAATCATACCGTTCACCTCTAGCCCGATTGATTTATGAATAAAATTACTGTTTAGGCGTTCGACATCTGGCTGTATATTGTCTGTCAAATTATCTGTAGATAGGACGTTCTGCATCTGAGGCTTTGTTAATGTAGTCTTAAATCCAGTCTTAGAGATATAGATAAGGGCGTTATTATAGACTACAACTGAATCTGGCGCGTCTGTTCCATCTCGTCCGTTATCGTCAATCACGCTAATCCACTGAATATTCGTAGAGTCTAATTGCATGCTTGATGACTGTAGATATTTCAAGCTTCCGTTACCGTTGGTTTCTGAGCATAGAATCATCGGCACAGCATCGCCCTTACCGTTTCTAAATGGACGCATAGCAACAGGTATTTCCTTTGACCCTGCATTTATCCTTATGTAGCCACCAGCAAATGCTGAAAAATCCAACATCGTGTCAGGGTCAGCACCACCAAAGGTAATCTTCCAAGGGTCGTCCTCGTCGCCCAAAAGATATAGACGGCTAGCTACAAGTACCGATCGTGCAGCCTTAACGCCTGCCGTACTGTTTGAATTTGGAGGGATAACGTTAGGGTTTAAGACTTTTTGTCCAATGTCTTCATAGGATTGTGTTAGAGTATTGTCTTTTATATGTCCGACGATATCCATCATTCGTAAGCTCGTCGGAGAAATACCACAGTATAAAATATAATATTCAGCGTCCTTGATTTTGTTCCAAGTGATCTTTACATACTCTTCAGTCTGACCTTTTGTTTTGTCTACGTTTTTTCCACGCCATTCAGTTCGACTTTTATTTACTCGTACGCTTGCAGCATCACTTCTTGCTGTTTCTCCATTTTTAACAGCCGTTACACAGTAGTACAGAGTTTCATTTGTCCCCGCTATACCTACTGCTTCAGCTTTTACCTCTGTAACTGTAGGCAGTGCTTCTGGGCGTACATTCTTCTTTTTTTGAATATCATAGTAAGATAAATAATCTTTACTATTTGTAATCACTACCCTATCGCGGACTTGAGTAAATGTCGGGTACGATTCGTTGTTGTAGTCTGCGCCTTCAACCTTTACCCAGCCCTTGCCGTCTAGTGCTGTATACGCGTGAGCCCTTTCTCCGTCTTTTACGATAGCTATAAGTTTGTTTGTTCGCTTGTTGCCAACGACTTCAACATACTCATCAAAACCTAAGATCTCACCTGGTAAATCCTCTCCATATTGTCTAGTGCCTGGTCGTGGAGCAACAGTTCCGTTTTGTTTGAGCATAGCGTTAGTCATTTTTAATAGACCACTATTAGGCATACGCCCTGCGTCCATAGCAGAGATATAGCCCTTATTCCAAGACTTAACACTCAATCTATCAATATTTGGCTGAGGAGCGCTCTTAGGGGGCTTTATCATAGCCAGATGTCCTCTCTAATTACTTCATCGAATTTGTAACCATTGCGGTTCTTCATTCCTTCCATAGAAGATTGAGCAAGGGTAACCAAATTACCATATTGATTGGATTTTGTGCGGCTATTTCGAACAAATTCAGCGGCTATCATATAGACTAGCCAGTACGGATCATCAATCTCTACTTTGTCTTCTGGTTCTACCAATTTTTTAGTACGACGAATAACTGGCGCAATGATTTTCGCACCCTTCATTTCTTCAGTTAATCCATTAAAATCTAACTTCCAACCTAGCTGTAAAACTCCATAGCAACCGCCCTTAAATAGTTGTGGGGATATAAAAGGCACCGTCCAGCTACTAGACCCTTTAGTCAGTGTTATAAACTTACGAAAATCTACTGTTCTAACGTCTTCTGGGAGCTTGTATGACGTGCTATCGTCAATTACACCTATTTCCCTATCTTCACACAATGAACCCCATATAACGTCTGGTTCGCTTTCCCATTGCATATTTGCCATGTTGGCAATATTGAGCATACGCTCGTATTTTGAATTGCCAGGACTGAGCGTTTTTGTCTTTCCTGTTGCTGTTTGATAGGCAAGATTAATTACCTCCGATAGATTCATGAAGTCCACCTTTCCGTGGTTGTTCATGAAAAAGTGCCTGGGAGCGAATACACAAATAACCACTTATTATTTTATGTATCCAATCGCCAAGCACTTCGGTGGATTAGAATTATCCTTATTTTACCACAAAACTATCTAAATGTAACTACCCTACTTGTCGGTCTGCGTGATTTTAACAGACCACTCTTCTGGATAGCCTTAACTGAGAATTGTGGCAACCCGCCCTTATTCTTTTTGAAGGCATTCATGCCTAGAGCTGTAGCGTTTGACAGTTTAAGGGTGTCTGTAGAAGTCCTAATACCGTTTGATGAGCCACCTCTTCCGCCTCTTCTCCTGCCAAAACTACTCATATCTACAGCGCCTGCTTGAATATGAGATTCGTTAGTACCTTGACCGTCTGGGTACTTAAGGGCGAATGTTCCGTCTGGATTCTTAACTAGTCCATACTTACCTACGCTCTGTATAGCTTTTAGGGCTTTAGGAGATAGTTCTTCTCCCTGCATTTCTGCCAGAGAGGCTGAATTCGTGATGTTGTAAACGTTCAGATCCTGTAGGTATCTAGCAACGGCAGGGTCTCGCCAATTCTTATTTGCCATTTGCATTTTTACATATTGGCTTTGTTGTGGGCGGGTTCGCAGTGGAGCGTAGCCTTGAGCCTCTCTCACCTTATTGTTGTAATCCTCTATTTGTTTGTAGTGATCAGATAATTCAGGGTGGGCGTCCAGGAATGCCCATTTCTGAGGGCTACTTGGCATATCGTGGTATGTTTTTAGAGTGGCTTGTAGTTCATCACTCACCTCTGGGTAAGGTACTCGATTACTCTTTCCAGACTTGAAGTCTTGACGCTTAAAGTATGCACTTCTTTCTTTTTGGAAATCTTCTAGCCAAGGTGCGTCTTGTTTTAGTTTTCTCTGCTCGGCACCGTTCTTTGGTGAGCCTTGTAAGTGATAGAAGTACTGCTGTTTGTCTACGGGGAGTTTATATAGAGGGTCTAGCTCTTCGCCTGTTTGTGCTGAGCGCCACTTAGCCGCCTCACTGAGGGCTTTAACTATGTTTGGCTTATTTGCTAGAATTCGGTTGTTCATTAAGACGTCGCCCTCTGTTTTGCCTTCTACACTACCGTCTCCGTTGTATTTCCTAGAGGTCAATGCTTGGTAAAGTTCTAAATCACTACCAGACAATTTATTGTCTTTAGCGGCTTTTTCTAATGATTGATAGAAGTATGAGCTTTGACTTGTTCCCTTTGGTGCGTAGAATCGTCCAACGACTGAATCTAGCATACTTCTACCCTTTATTTCATCATCAGAAGCCCCTGTAGCCTTTGCTATAGCAAAATCCATACCGTGAAGCAGGTTCTGTCCACCGCCCGCTGTAGACGTTCTAAACGCGTTGTCTATTTGCTTAGGGCTAAGACCTGTAAGTTCACCGACTTTTCGGGCTGTAAGACTTGTGCTGTTGTCCCACTGGTCTTTTCCGTCAAGATTCTTCATACCTTCAGGTACGACTTCCTGTCCTGTGTATAGGTTTTTGTTTGCCCAAGTTTCCACAAATGGCTTTACGGCTTGTGGTACATACTGAGCACCTGTACGTCTTATCTCCATTGGGTTCACAGTCGTTACTTGTTCTACAGCGTCCCCGACGGCTTTACCTGTATCAAATTGTTGTCCCGTCATAGCGCTTCTAACCATATTGTGAAGTTGTCTGTGAAGTGGTGAGAATTGAGGTGGTACTGGCACTAGGTAAACGCCCTCCCATTTATTCTGCTCTTTATTATATTTAGCCCCTGGACCGATAACTACTACGTTATTTTCCTTGACATAATCAGGTAAGTTTTCCATTATCTTCTTATTCTCGTCATTACTGTATGACAGAGCCATAGCGGCTACAGTTGGGGCTACTATTCCAAGTGCGATTTTACCTGTATACCTTGCTGGGTTTTCCTTCATTCGGCGTAAAGTAATACGCTGACCTTGAATATTTGCGTTTGAGTAAGGTACGATTGCGTTGATTGCCTTACCGTATGTTCCACTTCTTAAGAAGTTTGTAGAGTTCCATCTTGCTTGATCGGCTGCAAATTTTATAGCCTCAGACTCACTCATACCTTTTCGTTTGGCGTATTTTTTGTTTGCAACATACTGTAAGGCGCGCCCAAAGTCTTCACTGCGTCCGATGGTATTCTCTAGGGTCTTTAGAGGGCTTTTCGCATTATGCAGTGAACGGGTAAGTATGTTTTTATGGCTACGTATTTCATTAAGGTTTAGGTCAGAGGCGTTACGGGTTAGTTCATAGATATTTCCTAAAACTCCTTCACGTTGCATTTCTGCATATAGATCGCCGTTATGATGGAATGCTGCGCCCAAGGCACTTACAATAGACTTAGGGTTCATTGAATTAAATCCGCCCTTTGAGTTTATAGTAGCACCTACAAAGTCCTTTACGACGTTTGCCATAGTAAATCCAGCGTTGACTGTAGTTGCTCCCATTCTCAGTAAACGGGCAGGTGCTGCAAGGGCTCTTAATATAATCCCCATTTGTTCACGGTTCATATTTTTAGCAGCTCTAGCTACTTCAGGCGCAGCTAAGAATGTACGCTTTTTACCATTATCTAAGTAACTGATAGTTGGTCGTCCGTTTGCACTTTCTCCTGCCTTTAATTCTCTTAGCTGGAATGGATTCTTAGGGTCTTTAGCATAACTCGCTAGAAGTTCGGCTGTTTTGTTGCGTTCACCCTGCTGAATCATATCCTGGGTTTTCGTAATTAATGCGTTTAATGGGCTGTCGATTGAGCGAGATGAGCCTTTAATACGCTGGACAATATCCTGCTTACTTAGGCTAGCCTCACCAGCACCCACTCCGTGCTTCATCTGAGTGTCTATTTCTTTGTCAGAGAATATACGGTCAAACGGTACATAATCTGGATATTTCTTCCTTAAGTAGTTAGCGGTATCTTGACTGATAAGTCCATAATCTACTGTCTGTTGTAGGACTTTGTCTGAATACTCTCTAACTTGCTTAAACTCTTTAGCAAATCGTTTACTTGTAGCTTTTATAAGAGCTTTATCCCTTGCGAGGTCTCGTCCTGTTTCTATTCCGTTAGCTTCTAGCTCTAGGGCGTGTTTGGCGATTAACGCTTGTTCAAACGTTTGTAATTCTTTTTTATTCTTAAATCCAGTAATTAACTTATCAAAATTGTTATCTCGGATAAATGCTTCTGATATACCGTCGGCGCGTAAAGTTCGATCTATGGCGTTTCGCATTTCTAATTGTTCAGACTGGTTTTTAATCTTGTCTTCAATTGGGGCGAATCTGTCCACGAATTTCTCACGCATATCTGCTTTGAAGTCTTGCCAACGCTCTCTAAGGGTAGGTTGTTCACCTTTACGGGCTAGTTTTTGCTCTTTGACTAGCTCGTTTACGTAGTTATCAACATCTGCGGACGAATCGCTCTTCTTATAAACTGGCAGTTGTTCGGTATTTCCGAACACCTCATTTCTGAACTTCCCCGTCTCCATTTGGGCGTAAAATTGTTTAATGGCATCTTGTTTACCGACAAGCCCCATAATAGCTTCAGTAATTCGGTCATATATTGCTAAGACTTTTTGAGGAATACCTAATCTAGTACCTAGACGTACTTTGTCTTCACCGTTTAGTCTTCCGTTATAGTAATCACTGAATCCGTCAGCTAGTTGTTCTTCTGCTAGCAGGTTTAGGTCATTTCCATATTGACTGCCATATTTGTTTATTAAATAGTCATCTCCATAAGATTCACGGATAGAGTTTAATAAGTCTTGCTTGTTTTCTACACGTGTAAGTAATTTATGACCTAATTCGTGGTTTAGAGTGTCTTCTGTAAGTTTGTTTAGGTTTATGGTGTCAGTTTTTGGATTGTAGTAGCCTAATGCTCTTTTTTGCATTTCATTTTGCCACTCATTGAAGACAAGGTTTTCATCGCCCGTTAGTTGTAGGTGACGTGCTAGAAGTTCTTTTGATTGTTGAATTTCCTGTATTTTAGCCTCTGCCTGACGTTTATACCGCATATCTGGGCTGTCTGTTGGATTGAGATTATCGGTGTATTTAGTTTGGTTTGGGCTAAAAGTAATTGCCATATCATCCATGATCACACCATCTTTGCCAGTGGTGTCTTTGATGTCTTGAGCATATTTTTTCCATTGACCATTGTCAGTAATATCCCACAACAAGTCCATATCGTTATCGTACATATCATAATCTTCACGATATGCTGGCTCGCCATTATTTATTCGTCGATGTAGGGCGTCATATTGTTCAAATGAGACAGTTTTTTGGTTATTAGTTATTGGGGAGGTGATGTTCGCATACATTTCTTTTAGATTGACTCCGTAGCCATTAGCCATATCTTTGTCGTATGCTAAATAATTACCCTCGCCCCACCTATTTCGTGTGCTACTTGATGAGCCGGCTAATGGACTAAATTGGTCGAACTCACTATTTGTGCCATGGTATAAAGTCTTAAGATTACCATTTTCGTCTCGAATCTTAGAGTCCTTAAAGAACGTTTCTTGTTCTGGACTTAGTTTATACTTCAATCCGTTCTCATCTACCTCACCGATATGG